TTACCCTTCCCCCAATATCTCTAACACATGCGCTAGAACCTTCTCCACCCTGGCTAATCTCTGTGCTTGGTTGCCGGTGCCATTCTTTAGTTTCTCAACAACTTTATCGAGTTTCTTCAATTCACCCTTTGCTTCTTTGCGCTTCTTGACTTCATCGTCGTTGACACGTATTCTCTTAGGCATCTTGCACCTCTACAGTCAAGCTATCTGTATTGACCCCTGTTCCCCTAACTTCAATAACCGTTCCTGGCTCTGTACTGTCCAGTAGGATCTCACCGTAGCCATAAAAATCCGTGCGCTCAGCATCAATTGTGTGCGTATCGCCGTTCACTGTCACGTCCCAGCTCTCGGTGGGCATTCGTACCGTCACTGTGGCAACGTCAACACCATCACCCTTGATAGTTTCCTTGTCAGCTTCAATAGAATACGCTAATGGGCATAACAGCCACGCCGCTTCCAGCTCAGCAGGTGTAGGTTGGGAATCTTCATTACGCCACTCTATGATCTCTGTCTTGTCGTCATTCAAGAGATATTCGTATTCGGGGTTTATTTGCCACAAGGCAAGTGCAATATCCATTTAGCTCTCCCTAATCAACTGAACGATAGTGTAGGTTTCAACCTGGAAGTTAGCCGCTTTGCCATATCCGTCTGTAGATCGCGTTGTTTGACACCTATGTTGAACTTCAATAACTTTCTGCGCCGCAAGTGTAAATCGGCCAACAATCACAGGCCACCCAGGATAATTTGTGGGGTTTGTTCCTGTAAGGATTGTTGTCCCATCTGTAATGTTTTGCAATCTAAGAGCATTGTTATCTACAATAAAATGAGCGGCAGTAACAAATGCTCTATACGTCCCAGCCTCTAAAGTTATCTGGTTTGACGAAACACTGGCATGGTTGCCGGTGTCTGCCTTTTCGCTGTTCAGGTCGCGTGTTCGCCATGCGCCGCTGGTGAACGTGCCGCCAGCCGTGTTCTGCGCTTTCTCGTCTACTATGCAAATATAGTCGTACTCAGAGAAAGATAGCGTTGCACCGTCGCCGCTGTCGCCGTCGTGGTCGTGAGTGCTACCCAAGAAAGTCAAATTATCTCTTAGGTGCGTATTCATTAGGGCGGCGGTGACGGTTTCACCGACCACCCAGGTTCTTGGTGCTGTCCAGGCCATTATGTCACCTTATGCTCAATATTTTCTTCAATCAAATCGTCCAATGTTTCCCCTGGTTCCCAATTCATGTTTTCCAGCAATCGCGGCCGCAGTGTTTCAAATATCTCTGACCAGTTATCGGGTATCACTACTTCGTATGCGTACCCTGCGCCCATTACTGTTTCTGCGGTTCTGAATATGGTCTTATCGTCAGGAACAGGAACATACTTATCCTCGCCAACTTTTTTTATTGTTTTGGCTACCATCCCAGGAAAGCAGTTACCGCAGATAAACGGTTCTAATTTCTCAGGGTTAACCAGCATCGCCCCGTTGCTGCAATCCGGGCAGTCAGCTATCCATCTACCGTGGTTTACTCTTGCATAAACCTTCTTCATATCACCATCCTAGAACAGCCGTGCTGTCCAACTGTGCAAAGTTAGCATCATCCAATATCAAGTATGCAGCCGCAACGCTGGGTTCCAGCACCCACGAACAGGTGATAAGACCGTCATCGGTAATATCGAAATCAATGCCGTTGACAAAGAAGTCCGCATTGATGCCCGTGACTGTTTCCGCAATGGTCACCAGGTCGCCGATCTCCACGTTCAGTGCCGCTGTCATCAAAGTGTCGTTGGTGTTGGCGATGAACGTGCAGCCGGTGATCGACGTGTACGGGTCTTTGTATTGGCCCAGGAAAGCATTGGAGACATCCATGCCCACGTTGGTGTTGTCCTGGTATTTCATATCGAAGACCAGCGTGCGCTCCCCGTGCGTGTCTTGGCTGTCAGTGTCTTCAGCTATGCTCTGAATTGGGTCATACAAGTAGATACCCTTGCCGGTCAGCTCTAATTTGTTCAAATAGGCCGTGCCAGTGTGGTTGTTTGTAATGGATATTTCACCCGTATTACCGCCGTATTCTTCAACAATCGTCACACTGCCGTTCAGGTCGTTACCGTTGTCACCGGAAACAGACGACACCTTGAAGTTGGTATCACCCACCAGCGGGTCAGTCATAGCATCGCCGCTGACCCTGGTTCTTGCCCCGCTGGGATCTCTGTACCGGCACGTCAGCACCAGCGTGTCACCAGCGCCTATTGATACTTCTTTCTGTAGCGTGAACAGCACCGTGGTCGCTGCGCTGTCCACTTCAGCAGGGTAGGTCACTGCCACAATACGGTTGAACACCGCATCCACCGGCCTTGTCACCTGCAAACTCACCATTGTGTCGTCAAGCGTGGCCTGTGACGTTGCACCAGATATGCGGTTGGTGCGGCTCTGGTAGGTCAGCGTTTCACCGCCGGTCTGGTCGCCTTTGACGAACAAATACCCCGCGCCGCTCTGCATAAGCCGCTGGCAAGCGTTCAGCACCGTGGTACTCTCGTCTTTGATGTCGTGCAGCACGTAGGTGTAGGTGTCCGGCCCTGTGGCATAACTGGTGGCTACTGGCGCAATGGGCATGTTGGCAATCAGCGTGGTCAGTGCCTGATCGTCACGTTTCGACAGCTGCACCGCAACCTTGTCAACCTTGTGCCGCCCCATTTCTTCGATGTAATCAGCCGCTTCAACGTAGGTGTCACGCGGCCCGTACTGCCCCGCACTCGGCTCGATGTTGATGACCTTGCCCCTGAACTTGTAGTACGTCGTACCGTCATAGGTAATCTTCAGGCGAGTCTTCAGCCCGTTCTCAAAGCCGCTGCGGGCGTTGGCGTGGTCTGGACTGTAATACCCCAACTTTGACCCGCTGTTTAGGGCGCTGTTGTTCAAATGAAAACTCATGGACCCCGGCGATGCCACGCGATACGTGGGTCCAGAACCCCGAATGCCGCGGCTCATACTGATACCTTGCGCAGCACGAGAATCAGCGATGATATCGGTCCACACCGCACCGCTGAAGTTGGCTTCCAGGGCAATGGTAGCGCTCACACTCATCAATTCACCACCACTGTCTGAAGTTCTCGGGCAATCTGACCGGGCAGGTTGCGCAACTCTCGACGCATTCCACGGATCTCGCTTTCTAGATCCTTGAAGCTACTATCAACCTTGTTATTGGGTATTACGGTTCCATCTTGTTCTGGGACCAATAACTCTTCCCCCGGTTTCCATATATATGGCCTTCCTGCTTCCACAGGCCCACCGCTATGACGAATACCAACACCAGCTTGCCCAATGTCTTGCCCGAAAGTTCCGGTATAGGTGCCAACGCCATTGTCCATCTCGGTTTCCATTACAATGCGCCTGATATATTCCGTAGAATATATTGTTCTGCCACCACCAAAACCACCGATAACATGAACGTTTACAAACGTATCAACTGCCAATCCGTCTAACGTTTCAAAGTCTGCTCTAAACTTCTCTATCTGAGATTTTGCACCATCAATAGCACCACCAACAGAGTCTTCTATTGCATTTCCAACCCCTGCCATCGCTGCGCTCATCATCACTTCACTGTCGGGTATGATGTTCACTAAATCAGATAAACTATCAGATGTTCTCGCTGATCTATCTTCAAGGATGGTAAACATTTCGTCAGCATCACGGCCAGCAAACTCTAGTTCTTGTCCGAATTTCTTAACCGTTGGGTGTGCTTTTGCAAAGAATTCTGTCGCTTTTCCTAAATCCTTATTCGCTTGGATCAAATCTTCGTAAGCGGGTAGCCCTGTGTTGGAGATATTGTCATAGGCATCATCTTGAATTGCGTAAAGCATCCCCTCGCCAATAATCCCTTCCGCAACCGCCTGGTTGTGCTGCTCTTTGAATTGCGTCGCTTCTTTCGAAGCTAACGCTGCCGCTGCTAATGCAGGCTCCGACAATTGCAAATAGGAGATGATATTGTCAAATTCATCTCCTGTGGCTCCCGCATTCATGGCCAGTTCAATCAGCCCATCATTTAAATCTTTCTCCCAATCTTTTGCCTGTCCCCATACACTCTGGTTCTGGAATATCCCCATGAGTCCCAACGCAGCTTCGCCAGCGGCGCGTAAGGCTTTGGCTTGGTCTTCGATTGATTCGGTGGTTTTCTCTACGCCTTCCTTTAGGTCTTCCTCTTTATCAACCAACAAATCGACATTATCGGCATAAGAAAGCATGGCAACATCGGCATCGTCTAGTGAATCTATGTATTCTTGTTCTTTTTCTACGAGAATGTCTTTGACATCTGCCCACTCTAATGAAGTGAATGTTGCCTGACGGCGTATCTTGTCTGCCTCGGCAGTGGTAATAATCCCTTGTTCTTCGGCTTCATTTAGAGCAATTTGGGCTTCAGTAAACGAATTTAACAACTCAACCCCAGGTGCAATCTCAGCTACAAAGTTGCGTTTCCACGCATCACCTGCGTCTTTGATATTCGCTTCCAATCTCGCGAATTCACCCGCCGTTGTATCTGCAGCGCTACCTACTCTTTCCAATTGCTCTTCGGCCTGCTGCAAGAAGGCTTCTTTGAAGGCATCATTGGCGTCCATGCCAGCTTCTTCGAGCTCTTCAACCTTCTCTTTGAAACCATCCACCGACACGCCTAAAGCATCGAAACGCATGGTGGTCTGATTGGTCAGCGTCAGCACCAGTTGATTCATGTTCATGTTCAACTGGCCTGCAACACTGGCCAGACGTATGGCTTCATCGTGCGTCTTGACCAGACCCAACGCCATCAAATCGGTGGCGCTGGCCATCATCTCAGCCTGTGACAGCATACCGCCCATGGCTGGTTTCAGGTCGGCAAGCAGGGCATCCCCAGTGGTGCCAATGCTGTCAGCCAAACGGTCAAAGCGCCCTTCGACAAGCTCGAGCTGTGCGCCTTCTTTGGCAAAATCAAAGCCCTTTTTGACTGCATACACACCTGCGGTGACACCGGCCATCACGCCGATCATGGTCTGCCAGCCCTTCTTCATGGTGTCAATACCACCACCAGTCCTACGCGTGGTGTCGTCGAGCTTTTCCAACTCCTGATCGAGCTGTTTCATCTCGTCGTTGGCAAGATTCAGAGCATCGATGATGATTTGTACTCTAGGATTCGACATCTATATATCCATATTCGATGGCTGCTACCAGGGCTTTCTCCAACAGCCTGTGTTTGTCGGGGTATGTTCTCGCCCAGGTATCCCAATTATTCGATTTGGCCCGTTCGAAGTAGGCATTCGCCACACTCTCGGCTAATCGCAAGCGCACGATCTCCAGATAGCCCAGCGTACGCCCCATGACGGCTTGCACGCCAAAGCGATCAATCTGGCTGAGCAGATCCAATTCCGGTGAATAGTGGCCGCCGTCCGCGTACGCATAGGCGGCGGCCATCACACGTTTGGGGCGTCTTCCGCATCGCGGTAAAGCGCTGTGATCTCTCTGGTCAGCCAGCTCACCAATTTTGCTGAAGCCTTGCGCGGTGAACCAGGGAAGGTGTCTGGGTTGAGATCTCCCAGCCCTTCCAGGTTCCATTCTTCAACACATGCACAGATGGCCGGGACCATGATCATGTCATACTCAGACTGACGGGCGTCTTTCAGTTCCAGCCCTTCAGCGATGGCCTTCTCGAATTCGAGCACCATGGGCATGGTGAGTGGTTCAGCCAGTGTCACCTTTCCGGGAAACTTTTCTACCGGACTTGTCACAGTTTTAGGCATACTCAATTCAACTCCTTTGCTTTCGATCCTGTTGTCAGCAAAGCTGAACAGGATCGCCCCACGAGCGTCTCAATTGCACAAAGTGCGTGAGAGGTGAGTTAGGGGTTTCCTAGCTCTCAGCCGCTGTTCCCCAATCGGGCAATGTACCGCCGCCAAGGACAACAACATTGGCCGAATATTTCATCGAATCCATATCGACCTTGTAGTTGTTGATCCCAACACCATCTGTGGCAGTGGCTGTGATGCCGAACTGCGGCTCCCCGGCTTCCCAGGCATGGCGCATACCAATCTGGATATCCAGTGAGAGCGGTGTGGTTGCACCGTTGACTGGCTCCAAGATGGTGTGAGATCCCGAAAGCGTACCGGCAGCGGCTGCAACCGCGGTGTCGAAAGGTCCGCTGATGGGGATGTTCATCCCCGGATGGCCGAAGAGCACGTTCTTGATCGCATCCTGAAATGCAGTCAAATCGTTCTCGTCATAATCCAGACCCACCCCACCGATGTTGTCCACAGGGATCGAACGCATCGTGCCCCCGCTGTCGTGGATGCGAAAATCGACCCACTTTTTTACAGTTCTACCAGTTTGTGCTGCCATAAAAATCTCCTTGCGCAGCGGAGATTTTTACTTCCGTTCCCGAGGAGACAGTCTGGGGCGGCGTAGCCGCCAACTGTCCCCGCAGGGATAAGGAAGTTCCACTGCGTCTTTTTTTGTTTATTTCTACCTACCCCGCACGAACATCAGAGCGAACGTGCAGGTTGTTGCTGTGCCTAATACGATTTGCCAGCGTGTATAGCGCTCCACTGTGGCTGTTTTGCTCAAGGCGACAATCCCTGCCACCGGTATAGCGCTGGCATCCAAGGATCCGGATGTAAGCAAATCTCCGAAGCTGGGATTGCTGTCCGTGCTGGCATCTTGCGTCTTCAGCGTCACGGTGCCATCGCTGCTGAAGAGCTGGTAAATCATGTAGCCACCAGCGGTGGTTTGGGCGCCGTGATCGTGATCGCTGGTCCCCGAGTTGACGGCTGTTTCGGCACCCTTTGGATGCAGCAAACGGCCCCAGGGCTGGTCGTAATCACTCAAGCCCTCGTTGGACCAGCCCCCAAAGGGGATCGTGGCCACAACAGAGATATCACCTTCCAGGCCCTTATATCCAGCCTGGCCAAACTTTCCGCCAAACACAGGCACACCTGCCGCTGGGGCAGCTCTATCCCCTATGGGGATCATCACAACCCGCTCGGCACGACTTTTGAAGACATCGTGTGCGCCGTTGGAGACCGGGTCTAGATAGGTGTTCAACGTACCGATGCTGATCTGCGGCTGCCCAAATTGAGCGCTTTTGCATTCGTCGGTCAGCGCGGCGCCGATATCTTCATCGTAATCCCAGGCCAACGGCCCAAACGTTCTGACAAATCCGCTCAGGTCATAGCCATCGGCATAAAATCGAGCGTGTTTTAGTGTTGTTCTACCCATACTTATTCCTTATGAATTTGCGTTAGTTGACAAATTCCTTGACATTCAGAGCGATATCACAGCCGTGGAAGGTGTTCCCCGATGGGTCAGCCACCGGTCCAAAGTTCAAGGCATCGCTGATCTCCAGATCCACCGCACCACTGATATCGTCGTTGGCAATAATCGCATCAATAAAGGCATACGCCTTGGTAATAAAATCGCTGTATACAGCAAAGTTGATCCGCCCGCTGCCCAATGGGGCCTGTAGGAAACGGTATGTCAGCGTGTACGTGACGGTTTTCTTGGCCTGAGATGGATCGCCGAAGCTATCCCGTACCACGTTGAAATCGCTCACAAAGCCATCGGGGTTGGGGTAGACCACAGGGCAATCTCTCTTGGTGAATTTATCCTTGATCCCGGTGATATCTTTGATCGTCACGCCGCTGACTTCCAAGGCAGCGATATTGGTGGCAATGGTGCTGATATTCAAAGCCATTAGGTCTTCCTCGCGTATTTCCTGATCACCGATTGCGCAAAGGCGGGCACATCATTGGGGGTGATCACCACTCCGGCGGCGGTCAGACGGGCAGTGCCTTCCTGATTTTCGCCGCTGCGGCGGTTATAGGCTTGTTTGACCATCTCGTAGACGGCCAACTTTACATCCTTAGGGGCACCGTCAGCGTAAGCCCATTCGCCATCCAAACTGATCACCCTTTCGGTGTTGCCACTGCTGTCAGCTTCCCAGAAGGTCGTGCTGCTCTGCTTCAGCGTGATAGCATAGTAGGGCTCCCAATTCATTGGCTCCAGGAAGTATTCCGTGTCGGCAATGGTATTGCCATCGCCGTTGGTCAGAGTATTTACCGTCAGCAGATCATCGTCCAGATACAGCGTGCGGGAACCATCTGCGGGTACATTGAAATAACGCGTCTCTGTGCGCGTATAGAATGTACGCCCCGTCTGGGCATCGAAGTGCCTGCAAGCCGCTTCGATCAACAACTCGATTACAGCATCGTCGTCAGCATCCGTGCCTTCGACATCAGCGTACTTCTTGTAGTCTGCCAGTTCGATATACCCGTTTGTTATGGACATCACTCATCCTTATTAGCAGCTGGTTTCTTCTTCGCCGGTGGCTTCTTCTTTGGTGCTGGTTTCGGTTTTTGTACGGGCTTTTCTTTTACAAACTCTACCCTTCCTTCTTTCACCAGGCCGTCTGCCTGACCGTCGGGGAGTTCTGCTTCAGCGCCTTCCGGGTAGAAAAGTTCACCCGTCAATACACCGCGATAATCTTGTTTGAATTTGACTTTCTTCATAATCTACCTCTCACACCACCTACGGTTTCTGAATGTACAAGATACATCCACCCGTCTTGGTATCTCCACCACTGGAGACCACCATGCGCGGCTTACCGCTAATCAGCGGTGCTTCATATATCTCGTTGGTACCGTCATAGGTCACATCAGCACCGGCGTCATCGTGCACCACCGCACGCGGGTAATACATTTTGTCATCGTTGGCATTGGTCAGCGTCAATAAAGTCTGTGCTACACCGCTGCTGCGCTCCTGCGTGGAAATCACCGCATCAACACCATCGGCAAACGTGCCATCGATCCACTCAATGGCAATCAAACGCCCAATCACATTGGTGGTGTGATCAACAGTCAGATCGCCATCAGCGTCAGTCGTGCCTTCTAGTTTGACAATATTCATACTTACACTCTCCAATCTTTCCAATCGCCACGCGGGAACACCCGGCAGTTGCTGTGCGTGCTGATGTTCAGCACCGCCACCCCTTCCCGGCATAGACCTGCAAACAGCTCCCGGTGCGCATCATCCACAATAGACCACCACTCACCACTACCCAGGTTCGAGCCACCTTCATCGGCGCCCCAAAAATGCGCCCGTCGGTAGCCGTGATCCATGCCCACAATCAGCATGGTAGTGAAGCCCATCAAAAAGGCCAACTGCAGCATCACATCCATAGCACTGATGTATGTGATCCCTGCCCCGTTGAAGAAATCATCGGCCTTCAGGACCAACGGACCTGGCCTGTGATACCAGCGCACGAAGTTCTCCCCCTGCCAAGCATCCAGGTTAGGCGTGGGGATGAACTTGGGGATCTCTGCAAAACGCTGCAGCACTGTACCCCCATATTCATTCATCACCCGACTGTCCACAGCCACGTAATACCAGGGCTCAAAGTCGTACTTCTCACAGATGGTGTTGCACCCAATGCTGGGGTAACTCTCTAAGAAGCTCACCGGGATATCGTTCAGGCTGGGACCATTGCCCAGCAGCAAACAAGTTTCTCCCGCGTGTCGGTTGGTAAAGTGCGATATTCCAGGCTCGGCTTGCGAGTTGGAACCGTTATTCATTCGACTGAACGACAATGAATTCAATCTGAATGCGGTAGTTTCCAGCCTCGGTGGCCGCAATGCCTGTATGGCGTGCACAAATGGGCGTATTGGCGCTCACGTAGCCATCCACAATAGTGGCGTCGGTGTAGCTGCCCACAGCCTTGGAAACTTCCAGCGCCGTTGCAGCCACAATCTGCGCACCGCCCACTGCCGTACCCAGCTTGAAGTTGGCATCGGCAGCCCCTGCGGTATCGGTAGCTTCCTGATAGACCGCCCGGGCAGAAACAACACGAATATCCTGCTTGGGCACAAAGATGACATCATCATCAGTGGTGCCGGAGCCGTTATCGATGTTGAACGCCTTCGAGCGGGCCAAAAAGGTTGCTACATCGTGTTTCAAATTCTTCATGGTTTCTCTCCATTTATGGGGACGGGGTTGACCCGTCCCCACGATTTGCTTTCAGCTAACTGCTATCAGCTAACCGCTGTTTACACACCCAGGTTGTAGCTGATTGCGCTGGCTTCGTTGTCGCGGTTGACCATACCCACGCGCATCAGAGCAACGATCTCGGTTGCATCTGCCGAAGGAACTCGGACGGTTTCAATGGTCATGCGGCGCTTGAAGCCCAGCCGCCACTGATCCCAGCGGACGGCCAGCAAGGCACCTTTGGTGTTGTTGGCCGCGGTGTCCAGGTCTACCTTGCCTGCGGAGTTGGCTTTCAACCCGTAGGTGGCATCCTGGTTTGCGCGGTGCATGTTGGCTGTCTTGTATACATCCCGCCCGAAGATCCCAACCAGATCGCCGTCTTCAATCACAGGGCGTGAGAAAACATCACGGCTCTGAACTTCGTCCAGTTCCATGGCTTTCCAGTGGGTCCACAGGTCGAGAATGAAGCCAACTTTGTCCTGCTGCAGGGCATTCTTCCCAGCTAGACCCATCAGCTTCAAGGTTTCAAGGAAATCTTCAACGGTCAGGGCGCCGCCATCACGGCTGTTGGCCGTGTTGGTGACAAGGGCCAGTTTGCGGAAGCCGTTGAACAGCAAGAAGGCTTCGGTGCCCGCGGGAGTGCCGCCAATGTCGTTGATGTTGGTGGTTGCACTGGTGTCGGTGTCGCCATCGATAACCACATGCTCCAGCACTTCCTGGCCTTCCTGCACAATAGCATCACGCAGTTCAGGCAGCCAGGGGATCAGGGAATCTTCTTCCAATTCGCCGGTGTAATATGTGGCTGCGCCCATCTTGCCCACAGAGAGCGTCTGGTTGGCGGTGCCCATCTTGGATGTGGTCACCGTGCGGGTGATGGCTCCAGGGTTGGCCGCCTGTGCGCTGGCCTGCGCCACCTTGTAGAAGGTTGGCGGGGTTGACTGCAAGGGGATCACCACGCTCTCGGAACCTTGCGGCACCACAACGGTGGGGATCTTGCCCACAATGGGCGTATCCTGGCGAATGCTCTCCCAGAGCTGGCTGGAATAAGCAACGCCAATCCACTCATCACCATAGCTTGAAAGGGTGCTCTGGTTCAACTCGTTGGCTTTCATGGGCATTTGAGCGGCTTTCATGGCCATCTTGGGGCGAATGAAATTGGGGTTATCGCTCTCGGCGATGCGGATGGCCAACGCTTTGGCCATATTCTCGCTTGGGCCGTAATGACTGCGCCCGCTGCGCTCGGCAGCATCCAGAACGCCGATACCCAGCGCCAAAGCGCCTTCATCAACATCGTCGTACTTCCACAGCTCCCCGTACTTGGCAACACCAGGGGTGTCATCCTTGTCGAAGTCGGGAAGACGGTTGCCCTTGGCAGCCTCTTTCTTCCACTCTTCCTTGGCTTTTTCGACCGCTTCATCGACCTCAGCCTGGCGAGCTTTGGCAGCCTCCTGGCGCTCTTCCTCTTCCTGCTCAGCAACTTCTTCCTGAGCTTTGATCTGAGCCTTGACTGTGGCAGCCTGGCCCATCAGGGAATCAAGTTCTTTGGCTTCTTCCGCGGTCAAGTTCTCCTTGTCGGCCAGCGCCTTGATTTGAACCCGTAGATTTTTGAGTAGTTCTTTCAGTTTCATTTCTATTCTCCATCAGTTAGTAAATAAGCCCTTGCTTTAATCTGCAAGGTTGAGATAGCGCTGGGATCATCATTCCCATCCTGGTTCGCCGCCTTGGCCGGGTCTAATTCCATAGAACCCGCTCCGCCTTCGGCCTCTGGCTCGCCAAAATCAGGCATCACAATTCCAGCTTTTTCATAAATACTTTTCATCATCGGTACAACCACCGCATAATTATTGACCGGCTGGCGCCACTTCTCCGCATCCAGTAAGGTCATTTCGGCCACTGGCCATTCGTCAATATGTCCATCGGCAGCAATCCGCACCAACTGCGGGATCGATCCGCTCGATGCTCGGGCTGTTTTCTTCTTTGCCGCTTCCCAGACGCGTTTGGCATATTCATTGGCTTTGTCCAGCACCACCTGGTACCAGGCGCCGTCCGTGCGTATCTCCACGAATTCAGCTTTGCCGATGTATTCTGGTTTCCCTTTGGGCCTGCCGTCAGCATCCAAACCGTGGTAATAAACTGCCGGGATAGCTGGGTACTTATCAGCGTGCAGGTTGCTTCGGGAAGAAAAATACTCACCATCAGCATCTTTGCCATTGAACGGACCGCCAAACGGCACGCCCAATACTTCTAAGACCCAATCACCAACAGCTTTTACAAATAATGTCGTCATAATCCCGCTCTCCTTAGAGCACGTTCAACCCATCGAGCATAAATCTGCTCAATGCGTCCCATCTTCTCATTCACAACATCCGCCAGCTTGCGCCAGCCCTTCTCCGCCAGGTGACCTGCCTGTTTAGCCCCTGCCAGGTACTGTGCATAGCTGGCCGTGTTGCCAATCACTGTGCCATACCCCTTGTTCTGCACCGTGAACTTAGTTCCGTAGCGCTCAGAACGTCCGTCATTGCGGTTGGCATACTGCATCCCTCTGCCTCGCACGTAATACGGCGGCGGTGCCAGGTTCGCCTCTGTGCTTGGCGGATAGCTGCGCACACCTTCGGTGTCTAGCACCAGGTTCGCTGCCTCATTCCCAGCCTGCGCCAGATCCTGAGCCACAACACTCGGAAACTTACGCAGCGCCGCCCGCAGCTTATCCAAACCTTCTACACGAATACTGACTTTGGTCATTCTTCGTCTTCTTCCACCACGACAATGTCGCTATCCAATTCGCCACGTTCCATAGCAAGCACAAACCTTGCATAGTGATCCGTCATGTTCAGGTGCTCCATCGCATACTGAACGGCTTTTTCATCGCCAACTTCTTGGGCCAATTCAGATAAACTCATTGCATCCATCCCAATTCAATAAATATTTCATCAATGGCCTTTTTGATGGGCGCAAAATCTTCTGAGCTCCATTGCCTGACGCCGTAGATCTTGTCACCAACTTCTTTGGTAATCTGCTCCAGCATCACTTCATTTCCACTGCTCTCCGCAATATATTGAGCATAGCTTCGGGCCCACAACTCTCTCGGCTGAAGTAAATAACGAGTATGGGCATGATCCGGTTTGGTCGTGAACTTGAACCCGCTAAGGGTTTCAATTTCAACTTCATACGAAGTCGGATTTTTCAACATATCAACCAACTTCTGATAGGCTTCGCTGTTTGAAATCGCATGCTCCCATTTCTCCATCAGCTTGCTTTTGAACTGAAATGCGGCTTCCGATTCAAATATCCCTTTCTTGCCGATCGCCTGGTGGTCTAAGAAATGGCCGATTTCATGCGCCAGTGTGGTTTCGTGATGGGTCCCTTTGTACGCAATTCGAATATCTACCGGCCTTCCATCAAAATAATGCTTGTATTGGCCGTAATAGCCCTTCGCAGAAGATCCTTTCACTGGGATCTTTGGTAATTCGCCATCTCCGTGGGTGCTATCAATCGCATCCATAGTGCGGCGGTATTTCTCGGCGTACTTGCCTCTTTGTGGCATTTCCAAAGCATCACTAACTGAAGGCAAGTTGACATTTGGCCCCGCTGGTTCATCAGGCTTACGTGGCTCTTTCGGCAGCTCAGGCTCTATTATTTCTGCTTCGTCCAGGATACGTGTCGTTGTACTTCGCCAGCACCGGCACTCAGGGTGAGCAGGTGGGCTTTCACCATCTGTGATCTCTTTCCCGTTCTTCGGTCGGCAGGTATCACATACGAGCCCATCAGCATTGGTCCACCAGGTGGCCACCACCTGCACATCAGGGAACTTCTTTTGCAGCTCTTCACCAGCAAGCTTGTCCGCCTCGGCATAAATGCGAGTGATCTCCGTCACCGCAACCCGCTGGGCCCGCTCTTCGCCAAAGGGCAAACGCCCCATTACATCCCCTAGGGTCATCCCTGGCGTTTCCACAAATGCTTGTACAGCGTTGCTCACAGCCTTCTGCGTGGTTTCATCCAAGCCCATCAGCCAATCAGTGGTATAAAACTTGGCCCATTCCGCTGCTTGCACGTTTACCAGATCCCAATCCAGGCCAATCGTCTGCTGTTCAGCGAACAACTCCACCCCATCCTGAGCGATAGCGACATTCAATTCAAGAAGTGCGGCCTCCGCACCGGGGTCTCGCAGCTCAGTGACCGATGGAATTTCACCGTACACAGAAAGATCAACAACCGCCTTGCGAGCAGGTAGTATTTTCTCTAATTCAGTTTGTAAAGAACCTTTTTGCTTACGGAAATATCTCCGCACAGCATTGAACAGCGCATCTTGCGCGGCAAGCTTACGACCACGACCCGGTTCCTTTGGGTCCCTGGCAGCCTTGGCCACAATCTCCGGCAGGTCTACACCCCACGCCATGAGATAATCGCCTACCTCGGCCACCGTTTCATATATCAATAAGCGCTCATTAGCAACCAGCGTCATTCCTTGTATCTCCAGCTCAAATGCAACTCACGCTCACCGCTGTCGTCATCAAGGCTAAAATCAAACTCAATCGAGTCATCATCCACGCCACGCTCTTCCATGCGTTCAATCAATTGCCGCAGACGGTCCAGTAGTTGTTTACTATCCGTCATGCGGTTTCCCTCAGAGCCACAACAGCCTGTTCAAGTTTCTCCGTCAATTCGCTAACCGCTAACCGCTTGCCCTGAGCTTCGTCGAAGGGCTCCCCGCTGTCCGCTAAATACTCCGCTTTCAATGCCATCTGCTCTCCAGCACTCAAATGTTTGAAGACAAAATCACTAATCTTGGCTTTCTTGTCTTCGTCAATCCGTCTTTGTGCAAATCTCCTGAACTGATCTCGCTCCTTGGCCTTTGCTTCCAGCGAGCTGGTCAACGTCCCACCGCCGCTGAACTGTGCCTCGCTTTCTTCGATCTCTTCCTTGCTCACCATTCCAGAACCGCCAGTATGGTGGATTTCACTTATCAGAATCTCGCCCCGGCCATCAGGAAGCGGCTCTTCTCGGTAATACTTCTTTCGTGATTCGTCGATGGTGTGCGTCCGTTCATAAGCTTCCTGTTCTTTCAAGCTCAACATCCGGTCCGTGGGACGCACATCGGCAAACTTACCAACCAGGTTATCGCCGTACACTGGCAGTAGATCATTGGTGATTTTCTCGGCCACCGCCACATGATCTGGCCACACCGCCAGCTCCATAAAGGCTGTTTTGCCAACCTTCGAGTTGGCTTCCGTAGAATTTTGCGAGAGCATCGATGTTAGCCCCGGGGCATACATCTCATAGATCTCTTCTTTGTTCAGCTTACGGCCCGCCAGAAACTCCATATCCTTCTGGCTCATCGCCGTGGCCACCCACTCCACGCCGCCCTTGCCAACATTCTGCAGCATCATCAAATTTCGTTTGGTGCCGCCATGCTCTTCTTTGACCTGGTTCTTCAACTTCGCCCAATCCGATTGTCCAATAGGATCCGAAAAGGCAAGCAACCCCGGCATCTTGGCATTATTTTCGGCAAAGAAATTCTTATTCCATTCCTGCATCTTCAAATCGCCAACCGCCACCGTGGCCAGCGCCTCGATCGGAGATAAACCCACATACGAATTCAGCGGATGGAAGCGCTTGAAATGCACAATCTCCCACGTCTCCAACAGGATCTCCCGACCGTCCCCAGGGTCATACACATACCCCCGCAGGAACATATTGCCATCTGGCACCGGCCTGATCTTATGGGAAGGGATTACGAAGATCTCTTCCGGCTGGTCATCAGGGCCCATTCGGTTCAGCCACCAATACGCATTGCCTGTCAGCGCCCTAAAAGCAAACGTGGCTTCCAGAAATTCGAATCGGCTTTGCAGTGGATTCGGGCGCATCATGCGAAGCTCTAAGGGGTGATTGGTGATCTCGAAGGTTTCCTCTGCCTCCAAACGTTTCACACTGAAGTCCGTCCCCGCCGCCTGAGCTGCTTTATGTCCTACTGCAATTGCCACCCACGAAAGCCGTAAGAATAGCTCTTCTTGTGCTTTCGCCAGCGATAACTCCGGCACGGTAAACTGCTCGGCACGACCTGTTTCCTGCAGCCAATAAGGTACGTTCTCCAACATTGCTTTGGTGCTGGCATCCGAGAATCCAATCGGAATTGCCGTTTCACCCGCCTGAACCACTCCCGCCACACGTTTATAATGGTCTAGAATACTCATACAAATGCCACCATATCCAACGGATTGACGCTTACCTGCAGCTTACTGAAAGCCATAGAACCTGCGTCAACCTGGTCGTCGTACTTTCCCTTATTGAAAGCCGCATACTCTTCAATCATTGGTCCATTCCAGGCACCCCGCAATAATTTCACCAAACCAGCCTGATAAGCACTCTCTAATGGCTCCGAGCGGCTTTCCTTGCTTCCCGTCATTGGCTCATAGAAAACCGGAAATCCCACCAACACTCGGCTTGTCGCTTCGGCGCTGTCCTTTCCAGCATTTCCAGGATCCTGTTGATGCCAGATCGTCACGTGCCCCCATTTCTCTTGATCGGCCTTTGCAGTCTTCAACATCACCTGGTCTCGCTCAAAAGATGACCAACGCCCCCGCACAACATCCAGCTTATAAAAGAATCCATCCGACCCCTTACCAAACAACACCCCAGCCGTATAATCCCCCATCTTCGAGTTGGCCTTATCCCAGGCCCGCACTGCCCGGACAATGCGCACATCTTCGGGCAGTTCGTTGATGATTTCAAACCATTCTCGCTTATATCGCTGCCCTTCTTTCAAGTAGGGCCGCTGTTGGTAAAGTGCCGTGAAATAGAATTCATCGCCAGCCCGAATCTTGAGCATCTCTTTCTTCGAAAGCATTGCTGGGCAAAGTACTTCGCCCATTTCTCTTCCCAATGCATCCCGTGTGCTCATATACATCCCCTCTTTCATGGCAGCGATCTGCTCATCCTCGCTGCTGGCAAACAGACCCTCCTCCGTCAAACCAGGCAGATCCAACACGTCCCACTGATCCGTATCCGGGTTATTGACCATCTGCTTTAGAAGTTTGCCTGCCAGGTCATCGGGGTGCCAGCGAGTCATAATCAAGACAATCGCCACTGCTCGCCCCCGAACTGCTGATTTATAAAAGTCCCACACATCTTCACGCACTGCTTCACTTTGCGCTTCACGGTGGTCTTTGATCGGGTCGTCGATGATAAATAAACCTTTCGGCTTTCCAGTCACCGCACCGCTGACACCAGCCGCCATCATCCCACCTCGATGGGGCGGTGCCAGATCCCAAGATGTCACCGATCGGCTGTCCTTCGATAGCTGCACCTGCTCATTTCCTGGCGATAACGTCCCAAATACAGGCTGATAGCGATCACTCATCACCATGTTGCGAACCGCCCGGCTGCTCCCGCTGGCCAGTGATTCGCCGTAAGAGATCAACGAGACCCGTAAGTTGGGCAGCTTACCCAGGGCAAACGCCGGGAACATTCGGCTCACCAGCTCGCTTTTGCCGTGCTGGATGGGCGTGAAGATCATCAATCGGTTGATACCTTCTTTGCCATCCGTTTCCAAATATCGCAGCACCTGGTGCAGTTTGTGAGCAATCAAATGGTGCATCGCATACGCGGTGTACCAGCCATCGCTTACATACTCAGCAAAGTACGACAGGTCTTCTTCAGCCAGAAGTACTTTGCCAATCTCTTCCCGGGCTTGTTCTCGGCTAACTTGCGTCGCCGCTACCTGTGATGCAATCGCCATCAATTACTTCCTCACCGTCATCAAAACTCGGCCTTCCAGCCGCTAATTCTTTTTTGAATTCAGCCATCTCATCTGGGTTATCCAATCCAGCCATGCGCAATTTATCTTCAAAGCTCAATTGGCTCAGATCGACGACCCCCACCGCATTCAGGATGTTGGTCTCGATCTTGTCGTTCAACACACCCGCCAGCTTATAGATCAGCTCGCGGTCACCTTTGCTTTTGTAGTCCGGAATAGATGCCACATCTAATCCGGCGTTGATCACATCCCCCAGACGCTCAAATATCATTCCGAAGCGCACATCCTGGACCATCGCATCGATCGCCGGGTTCTTCGCCCGCCACACGCTGAACTGACGGTCGCTGCTCAATCCCAGCATCTTCGCCAGTTCCATCTGCGTCTCAGGCCAGCGTGGTTTGGGCTGCGCCAACCAGGCCATATACACGGCAACTCGCCAGGGCCATTTCCCAATCAATAATTTGATGTACTCTTCATACCATGCTGGGATATTCTTCTCGCCGTTCTCACCCACTGGCCACAGCTCGCCGCCTTCAAGTTTCTGCCTGGCCGCTTCCGATCGCAAACGAATATCTTCAGTACTTAATGCCAAAGCACCCGCATCTGCCACAATGGCATCGGGCAAATCAAGATCCAGCTTTAGTTGATACGAAGGTTTATTTACAGCCATAACTAACTCACGTGAGCGAAGCGAACACAGTTAGTTACTCCTGCGAGCGTCGCTGCGTAGCAACCAGCGAAGCGAGCAAGGAGTTTCAATCACGAACACCAAAATCCCAATCGGTTCCAGCATCAATGCTGGCCAAAATCACTTCTTCTTCCCGGGCCTTATAGATCTCGCCCCGGTATAATGCCTGGCCATCGTGGATCGGTACCATCTCAATCTGCGGCTCCATCCCCTCCCGGAACGTCACCACACCAATCCCTTGCTGCCAGTGCTGCCCGCGCTTATGACCAGGCACAACCCCATCCACCCGGCAGAGGCACCCCGGTGTAAATGCCATGATCTCTCTTATGCCATCACGCTCGTAGATCGTCCGGGTGGCCATTTCCCTACGATGAGCATGACCAAACACCACCGGGATATCCCAGCGCTGGGCCATCTTCCAGGCTGTTCCGCCTGGCGTACCACTGACCACATCGCCATGGGTAGCGGCAAATACATCTTCGACGTAATACACGGCTTCCGGGTATCCACCAACCCACTCAACGCCGATATCGTCCAAACCCAAAAGGTGACGCATACTCAATGCGTGCGGAGCATCCAACTGACGGGCTGGCCGCAGACGGTAAGCTTGCTTCATTGATCGAACAATCGAGTTCTCAGGACGGATATCGTGGTTCCCTTCAATGGCAACATGCTTCCCGTTCTCATCTGCTTGCCTGAACCGGGCCAACCACCAGGCCAATTCACACACGGTTGGTTGTGTTGTCCACCAGAACTCCGGTTCAGTCTGGAACTTATCCGTCCATTCTGCAGCATCGTTCAGATCACCCAACCAAATCGTGTACTCAAAATAGTTGCGCTGGGCAATCTGCAATGCCACATCCATGGCCCGCCGGTCGTGGAAAGGATCCAGAACATTGTTCTGCATTCCCTTACGATATCCAACATGCGGATCAGGCAGCAACAAGGCCCGTTTCACGCCCAGCGGTTTCGTATGTGGCAGCTTGTCCAATGGGGGCATACTCACCCGCACCGGCTGTACTACCGGTTCGAAGGCCTCAGGGGACCGCTCTTCGAAGCGTGCTGTCACACCCCACAGCGGTTCTTTCAGGATCTCGCCAGTATCTGGGTGCTTGGCACCCACTGCCCACTTGTTAGCCTGCCACCAATAAGGGCGCCAGACTTTCAAATCGGCTTCGCTCTCATCCAACAATGCCTTCAAAGAGCGAATATCAGCCTTAGATACCGGTCTCTCACCGCGCCACGCTTCACGCATTTCAGCGTCAAGGTTTAGCGGTTCCGTCCCGTCCTTATCATTCACTTTGTAAGGTTCATTCTTTGGCTTCAGCCAAAGCCTCGTCTAAACGTGTCAGAATTCTTTCCGTCATGTCCGCCATCTGCTTCTCATAAACTTCAAGAATTCTGTTCAAAATCGATTTAGGTATCAAATCCCCCCGATAGAATGCCCAAACAAGAAAAATGAGCACGCCTATCCCCCCCAACGCATCAATCACCTTCAATAACAACTCGAACGATTGCAGATCTTCCATAATCACTGCCCCTCATAGGGGCACAGGTTTTTCGCTCAGTCCTTTGGTCTCCCGTCCAAATTCAACCCGAGCTTGCTGCGCCCCCAATATCCACTATGCTTCAATTTGCTTCAGAATATTGAACTGATCCATAACCGCTGCTTCAACCGCATCGCCTACCGGGTCCAAATCGACATCAACGCCAATCTCAGCCAGGAATTTCTCAGCAATCTCGATGGCATGATCTTTCTTGTCAATTGCGGCATCCAACAGTCCAGCCTGCTCGGCAGCCAGTACGGCATGTTTCGCAACAATGAAAATCACATCAGCAAGCTGTGCGCTGGTCTCGGCTTCCAGCTTAGCGCGCATCTTCTTGAACCAGGCCATCACAATTGCAGCCAGAAAAGGAATTAGCGCATAAGCGACAAATTCAATGACCTCAGCCAAAACACCGTTCAAAATTTCAAGCCAATCCATGTTTATCTCCTATCATTCCTAGAAAACAAAAAACGCCGACACACATAAAAGTGCGTCGGCGCTCATCTCGACGATCGACCCCGCCCGTCCGCAGGGCCTGCAAATACTACATATCTATGTCAATTATACGAAATATGATGCCATTTAGTCACTAACTTGCGGCGGATTTCTTTCTGCCATTTCTCGACATGGATATCAATCTATCCAACTCGGCTTTCCCTGCGTGCCAGGTCCGCTTAGCGCCACAAATTGAACATTCAATATCTTCCGTAGTTCCCACCAGCCGCCCAATAACATGATATGTTGGTTCACCAGGCTCCTGTTTTAGCTTATCAAAGCCAACAGCCAGACCAGTACTGAAGCGATCATCTTTGAGACCAGCATCCCTGAACAGCACCAACCTGGTCACCTTCAGCGTTCTACCGTCAGCACTTCTCTCCACATTCTCAATAACCCCCAAAACGTGATTATTCTTACACAGCCACGCCACTTCTTTCATGCTACCTCCGTATTACTGGCAATTCATCATACATTTTCCCATCCAACAATCGACCCGTTTTTTGCTTGTTTACGCCGCCCCATTGCTTGAAAAAGAACGGAACTCCAGCAATTTCACAATCCTGCTGAATAAGTCGCACCCAACTAGGGTCCATTGGTCGCGCTCCGGGGCCACTCTCACCACCCACAATGACCCAATCCAACCGCATATGTTCTGGCCAGTTACGCAATCCCAGGTCCACAGAACCAAGCAATGGCTCAATACTCAATCCACGCACCATTGCGGGAGATTTCAGCAACCACTCAATGCGCTCATCCGCCGCCTTCTGATTCTCCACCGTTGTCATCAACCAAACATTATCAAATGGCTTTCCGCCATTGAAATGCTCGTAATAATAAGACAACACTCTATACATCCTGCCTGGTCTCTTCGTCAGCACCTGGAAAGTGTGATCGGGAGCATTACCAATCACGTTGAAAACACGGCCAATATATTCAACTGAAACATCAACATGAAACAAATCGCTCATGCTGCACACGAAAACCATCCTTGGCTTCTTCCATCTCAAAGGATCACTCAAGCGGCTTTCGTGTAAAGTCACTTTGAAATGATCAGGAGCATCAGGATAACCATGCCTACCAGCCAGCCGCCTGGCCATCCTTTCAGCATAGCAGTTCTTGCACCCTGCACTGATCTTCCTGCATCCCGTTACAGGGTTCCATGTTTCATCAGTCCATTCGATTGTTGTCATAATTCTCTCCTGCCAAGCGACGCCTACGCTTAGGCTACCCGCCGCGCTTTCCGGTCGGGTGCGCCTGGAGTTATGTAGTAAGGGCGGTTTAATAAGAACAAAAACATGAAAAAGCATCCTCGTAAACTGTTGCCATTGGTAGCGGTTCTTCCATCTGTTCGATTTCCAGCAATGTTAGGGGGGTTACTTTTTTACCTGATTGATCCCGACATATTGCATAGTCCTTTCGCGCATCATCATTGCTACGCTGGACTTGTTCCCAATCACGCGTTTCATTGAACCTTTCAGAGAAATGAGCTTTGAGCCGTTGCCAGCCACCTATACCTTGCCTAAAACATCTACCGCCACAATTGTTGTGCGAGAAACCCATCTTATACAAGCGTGGGATTTCGATACCCCAGGACTTTACCGTTTCAAAAGGATAATAGTCGTAAGGTTCCCACATTAGCGGATACTCTACCGTGACACCAGGGATTGACTCATAGTTATTGATCGGCCCTTCATGGCGGTGTTCTTCTTCTGGCCCCAACCCTAGCACAACGGTTACTGGCTTGGGGTAGTCTTTTAGAAACTCAGAGAAAGGCTCTATTTTCAATATACGAGAGCAAGGTGCGCGGCGCTGATTGAAGATCATTTTTTCATCTTCCGACACCTGATAGGGGTTGCGCCCTTCGGTATGGCGGTATATTTCCTTTTGCCAGTAATTCTCTAAGTCAGATAAAAACCGATACAAATCTTCATCTTCATAGAGAGTATCAGCGAACCAAAGGAACACGTTATCTTTACCGTATTTCTTTATCGCTCTATCAGTGGCAACGGCAGAGGCTATTCCGCCTGAAATGCTGGAAATTATTTTCATGGTTGCTTCTAAACTAGCCCTTACACATAATGGTTTGATTGAAAAGACGGCATCAAGCCCTTCCCGTACCCTGACACTTCATACACATTTCTGGATTGAGTTCAACGTCACCTACAGCACCTTCGCCGTTACAGCGGGAACAGGGCTTGCCGTTCTTTTCCGATTGGTGTTCGGCTGCGCTGGATTCGATGACACAAGTTTGGCAGCACCATCCACCTGGTATTACATTCCAGCCCTTTTTACGAAAAAGGTTTTCTGCACCCGACATAGAATGCATAAATATTCTGGCGATATGCCTACAACTTATGCAACAAATACTATATTCTGTACGTCCCTTTGTTACCCTTCCAATTCTTTCCATATCTACTCCTTTGCAAAAGCCGAACGTTTTACCAATCAGAAAATCAAACCATTCGGCTGTTAGCGCAGCGTTTCTGCGTAGCAGGCGCAAGCGTCAGCCGAACTTATTATTGAGCGCACTCTGTGCGTTTATAAACATCTACCGGTAGCATCTTCTCCAGCTCCAGAACACCTTCCAACGGACTAGGCGCATCGAAATCGACCAAATGACAATAATGGTCCATCGTCGTGCGTACATCCTTATGTCCCAGAGCCTTTGAAACCACCGGCAACGGCACTCCCGCCATCAACAAATGAGTGGCGAAACAGTGCCGGAATGTGTGCGGTGTCACCCGTTTATGGATCTCCGCCTTCCTTGCAGCCCTCCTGACAGCCTTCTGGATACCAGTTTGATACAAATGATGCCTTCGTTTTGCTCCCGTCCTTGGACACTCGCTGATCCTGTAAGCAGGGAACACATACTGCCACTTCCACTCCCATGCTGCATTCTTGTATTTCCGTGCCAAAGAATATGGCAACTCTACAGATCCAAACCCTTGAAGCAAATCATCATCGTGCTGCAACTTCACGCCGACCAGGTGAGCTTGCAGTGGTTCGTGCAAATCTTTAGGAAGCGTCACATATCGATTTCCCGTTGACTTTGCATCCCATACAGCCACTTTACCTTGAGAAAAATCAAGATCCTTCACTCGTAGCCGTAAGGCTTCCATCAATCGCATCCCGCATCCATAGAGCAACTGCACAACCAACCGCTTCTCTCCTTGAAGATGACGCAGTATCGATGCAATCTCACCTTGAGAGCAAACCACCTTCAAAACCTTCTTCTTCCTCGCCCAGGTAATATCCTGATGGGGCACTTCAACTTTCAACACTCTCTTGAACATAAATATCAATGCACTCAAAGCCTGATTCTGGCTGGTTGGCGATAAGTTTTCCTTTACAGCCAGCATAGTTACAAATGGTCCAATATCATCAACCTTCATCTCATCTCTGCTCTGGTAATTCTGATACATAATGAAACGCCTTATCCAGTGCACATATGATTTCTCTGTCCCCCACGCCATATGGCGCACCCGGAGTGCGCCCCGAACTTCCCGAATAAAAGGGGATTCTTTTTTCTTCTTAGACATATTCCACCTCGACATCACTCTGAAACAGTCTGATCTCAGGCCACTCCCGATACAAAAAATAACCAGGCCCTTTCCCGTTCTGCTCCGTGTAAAATAATGCTCGCCCACGCGCCTCGATCGTCGTCAGCATCGCCCTAAAAACATTAGGATGCAGCTCAAGAGCATCAGAGATCTCCGCTGCACCCCTTCCAGGATTCTTCTTTATATAAGTCACAATCTCTTCGTGTTTCTCAGTATCCGGTATTTTTCCTGACATAAATCAACTCACAAAGAGCGCAATAAACCCCGCCGGGACCCACGCCGCTTCAATCAACATCACATCATCAACCAATTGATATTCTTCTGCACCCTTCGGAATATTTCTCATTAAACAGGTTTTCGCTTCATTACCAACCAGTTTCAAATACTCCTTCGCCGCATCTACGATCTGCTCACTCACCCGTTGACCCTTATCCAAGGCCCATAGCAAGACCCGAATACCGTACTCAGTCATGCCGCTTGCTGCTTGTAACTCAGCACTGGTTATCTCTCCCTTGAAATCAACGATTTCCCGCACTGGCCAGCTCGCTTCCAGGTGGTGCATGTTGGCATCATCCTTATAAGCCCGCAATTCAGCCCATTCCGGCACGGCATACACCAACGATGTGACTGATAATTTCTCACCTGAAATCACGTGCAGCCGCCTGATGCCATCCAAACCAAAGGTGTTTTCCAGTACTATTTCGCCGGACACTCGACTTCTACCTCAGCAACGCCCATCCAAAAGTGATTTGGCAGCAATGATTGCGAAGTCCGCAGCTCAACACTTTCGGCTACCATCTGACCGCTCTTGACCACCATCCCCGGATTCACAAAGCACAAATTCGGCGCTTTTCCATACTTCTTCGAGTAATAATCCGCTGCCCGTTTCACTTTCGCATCCAGGTCAGCACCCTTATCGTTATCAAACCAAAGCATTCCAACGTTCATAAAAATCTCCTGTGAGCCCAAAGGGCGAACTCAGATTTTTACTCCAGGGAGCATCGCCGTGTGCTAACCGGCGAAGCGACCGTGGAGTTTCATTCATCTCTCTCCGCGATACCCAAAGCCATCCAGAATCCAATACGCTCCAATGCCTTCGTGCGCTGCTCTTCGCCTCGAACCAACCACCGGCCTGGATAACGGCTCTCAGCCGGTCTCGCCACGCCTAACTTCGCCAGAGCCGTGATAATTGTCTTATTCCACTCCCGCTTGATATCTCGATCTGGCGGAGAAAAATCACTATCCGCAGGCAGTTGATCACCACCGCGCTGCTGATACGCCTCCCACCACGTCACTGCAAAATGAACCGGGATTCTCATTCCATTGATCCGCCAGCTCACTCGTCCCCCCTCGATCTCGATAATATCCAATGCTTCAGCCTGTCGGATGGCATATTGTAATTGTGGGCTTTCCAAGCTCGAAATCCTGGAAATGGTCGATTGACGTTCCCGCTCAAGGTATATTTTTCGGTCTATTACCAGTGATTCCTTTGTCGTCGCCATAGCTTCCCGGCGCTTCTTCAATCTTCGCACCATGGCATCCTGGTACCAGTTCAAAACTGGAACAATTATCAGGAACAATCCCAACCCCACACCAAAGAAGAGCGCCGCACTGGCCCACGGCTCCACAGGAATCAAGTAACCCGCTATCACAAAGACGAAGGTTCCAATCATCCTGCCAAACAACTGCCATCCACTATCGAATGCGAAATTATTCTCGTACATTGACAACCTCTGCATCCCGTTCACAATAATGATCTTCACAGACATCCAATCGATTGGTGCGCAGCAACCGCACAGCTTCACCTTCTCGCATATTCTCCACCAATAAAGAATGAAAACTGCACGGCGCCCACTCAGCACCTGGAAACGCTCGATCCCAATGTAAACAATTCCAGCAACGTCTCTGCGGCTCTCCCTTTTTTTTCTTCAACACTCTTGAAACGAAATCAAACTGCATCAACATAGAAATCTCACCGTCCGCATCTCACCATCATCTACTTCCACCACTCCCCTACTCCTCTCGTGTCCCTATATCCCATGCTTTCCCACTTTACCGGGGCGCAAGGAAGCGTTTCAGGGGTATCTAGACTATTACTCAGAGCCAGTTCCATTGGCATTTCCCAATACTTCCGACACATAACCAGGCGAACTATCCGCTACCACCGCCAAATACTTACCCGGAAGCTCAGGCCACAGAACCTTTGCCGCATTGATCCGAACCTGAGCCGCTTCATTCACAAGCTCAGCGAATTCCGGGCGAACTCTTTCCGTAAGTTCCCGAACCTTTTTCTTCTCTTCCCGAACCTCGGCCCGCAAACCCCGTATCGTCTCATTCGCTCTCACCAACTCAGGGTTCGCCATCGGGTCATCGTCCGTATTTGCCAGCACCACCGCATACACCAACGATGTAATCGGCAGAATCGCACCGAATGAAACTTCATACAAAGCCGAAGGGATCTGATAAACATCGAAGATCACCATATCGCTCCTGAACTCCACCGCATGGGCCAGGTTCGCCAGCGTACTCACGAACACCGCCAGCGTAAGCATCCACAAAAACGGGTTCGCTAGAACCTGGTGGTTGAACTTCCGCAGCCACACCCATCCCGCCGTGAAGTTCGGCGTCTTCTTGATGCGGTCGGCAACAGCTTCAGTCAGTACAGCAATCACAGCTTCAAAGAAGATAGCCAGAAGCCAGGCCGCCCATTCGTCCATCTCGGGCTCGAACTTGCTGAAAGCCCACTTGGTGTGCGGCGTCAACACCCCCAAAAGGCACAAATAGATCAAGCGGTACAGGTTTTTTCGATTGAATACTCTTTTCATTTGGTGCCTCCAAATCCTAAAAATGTAGATTTTCGCTTCCAAACTACACAAAAGTTCATTTTTGCTTCATTTTTTTCTTACCAAACAAAGCGCATCTAAAATCAACGCCATAAATACCCTTGCTACATATAAGTTCATATAGTTCATTTTTTTTAGACCTAAATACGGCATAAACTAAAAAATGAACCAAATGAATTAAAATGAACCCAAAACCCCGTTCCAGACCCCCCCATATTTTATTTTTAGGCCAAAAATAAAATATGGCCCCCGATTCCCCCAAAAATGGTTCATTTCGCTTCACAAAGTTCATTTTTCGATTTTTTGCACAGCAAAGCTGCAAATAATCGCACCACGAGCCATTCCACGCCCGAAGCATTGCGAAGGGCATGAATGTGCGAGTAGGTGCACCCATCAATAGCATCATTCCAACTCCATCTCCGCTTGCACCACATCCTGAGCGGAGCCCTGAGCGTCGTCGAAGGGCGTCGTCGAAGGGTCATCCCGATCCATCCCAAAGCGCAGCTTTCCAATCTCGATCTTCCCTGGATCTAGCACCACCGCCCAACCCGAAGCCGTCCTGTGGACCGGCATCCTGAAACTATCCCTGCAGATCGTGCCAATCGTATTGCTCTTCACGCCCCCCTCTGTGCGCTCTTCACCCTCTTGCAGATTTTCTTTATCCAAGATCTCATTGGCCACCACCGCCAGATCCTTATACAAAATGTATCGCCCCTGGCCATACTTCCCCGCCTTGCCCTCGTACACATACTTTTCATAGTCCTTATCTTCCGCCGCAGCCACCACAGCCCGGAAGATGATCGCATCGAAGCTTCCCGCCCTGCGGTTCAGCTCATCTTCATAGTTTGCCTGTCCCAGCATCTTCAAATCATCAAATAATTGCTGATCTTCCTCGATCACCGCCAAAACCTTCAACGGCCGCATAATTTGGTTGATACGTGGTGAAACTAACGGGTCAGTCAACTTGTATTCTTTGCGCAGCTCCGCCGAAAGCTCAAATGAAGGTCGCCAGTTGCGCAAACGCCAATTAAGTAGCATATTGCGCAGTACCTGAGCTTCTTTATCCATCTCAGGTGGCGTGTACCCAGGCTCAATGCCCGCTCTGTCCAGTTCTAGCGATTCCTTCTCCGCCAAATCGAAGGTCATACAGCGGCTTTCCGTCCCCGGATCCTTGAATGAACCGTACATCGTCATCAAAGTAGTAGCTTGTCAAGCATGATAAGATGGGTATAGTCGTTTCAATTTGATACGTGCATCTTGAGTGGTAAATTGCCAATCAATGGTTTTAGCTTTTTTATTGCGCTCATCTTCCCAAGC